TTTGTCTGTAGTCTGAATTCGTAAGAGCAGAGCCATCGTCTAAAAATCTCATTTGTATATCACCTTGTCCTGATTGTGAGAGAGCATGAACAATTACATAGTAATTATCATATGTAGAGTCAAAACCAGTAAAAGAATAGGAAGTAGTATTACCTGATGAATTATAATTATTAACTGCACTTATGACTGCTAGTCCACCACCACCACCAGGTGTTGCAAATTTTAATCCTGTTGCAGTTGAACTATCAGCAGTTAAAACTTGGTCGTTAGAACCAACTGCCAATACAGATGGATTACCAGAACCATCACCCACCAACAATCCACCTTTAGTAGACATATCGACTGATGTTAAAGCACCTGTGCCATTCCCTATGATTACACCATTTGCAGTAAGTGAGGTTGCACCTGTACCACCACCTGCGACTGGTAAAGTTCCAAAGGATAAAGTGCCACTACCATTAGTGGTTATGGTTTGATTTGCAGAACCATCGCCTGTTGGTAAAACCCAAATCTGATTTCCAGATAATGCAGGTGCCTCAAAACCTACATAGTTTGCACCCTCATAAAATCTTAATTCATTGTTTGAACCACCAATCTCTAAATGTCCTGCTGTTGTGAGTTTACCATCTGATGCAATAGTTAAAGCATCTGTTCCATCTGTAAACTCTAATAGTGTGGTTCTAAGAGAATCAGCTACAAAATACTCGACTGTGTCGTTTGTTTGGTCTAGCTCAAAAAGTTGTATGTTTGCATCATTATCTTCATTTCTAATGTAGAATTTATTAGTATCTGTCTCGTACCAAAACTGGTTTGCATAAGTAGTTGATGGTGCAGTTGTGCCACTACTATTTGATGCTAATGCTTGAAGTGCATTGTTTAAATCTGTCCTTGTATTAGGAAAAGTCTGGTTTGCTATACTAAAATCATTTTGACTCACTATTTACTCTCCTTAGTAATTTGTTTCAATATATCATAGGATTTAAGATGATTCCACATATCCATATCCTTTAGCGACATAATCGAAATCTCTGCTGACAACACTGCCACTTGAATTTTTGAATTTGATTGTAAAACCTGTTGCTGATTTTGATGTTAACTCATAAAAATCACCTGTCGCTAAACTTTGTGCAGATATACCTAAACCCTGTAATTCTTTAAATGCAGGTGAGAATGTGACTGCTTTACCACCAGATGCAGTTCCAGATGTAATATCAGATTCAGCGACACTTCTATCTGGCATATCGACTGTAGCTGATAGTGCTGATATAGATGGAGTTGCAGTGTTTGAATCAGTCGTTAGTTTGACTCTAAGTTTGATATATCTTGCTTTATACTCGCCAGTGACATAAGTTCTAAATCCTGTGTATGTTGAATTATCTGTAGATGTTGATATTAAATACTCAACATTCGTATCATTTTGTTCTGTGTAGTTCCCATCAAATAAACCCTCTCTGTCGTCAAAATTATTTGGTTGTGAATCAAAGAAAGTTTCAGTGTCAAATCTGGTCAAGGTGGTTGAGAAAGTGACGATACTGTCATAGATTGCACCTAAGTCTATAGTTGCAAAATCATAAGTGCCTTGATTTCTCGCAACTGCAGAGCCACCATCATCAAAATTTCCTGTGGCATCATCAAAGTTTCCTGTCGCATCATCAAAATATTCTCCCAAAGTTATTTCTAATCTGTTTTCTGAGTCTCTTTCTACTACATGGAGTTTATCTTTTGTTCCTGTAAAGTTTGGATTTTGAGTTGAAGTGGTGACAACATTCAAATCGTTGTTGATTCTATTTAAAATTACTGCAGACTTAGTAGAATTTTCACTCTCAATACCAAGAACATCTACTGCTTTAATCATATATGTTCCTGTCATAGCAGGTAAGGTTATTGTGTTAGCAGGTTTAGCGACTTTCTTAGCGACAATGATTCCCTCTGAAAATGTCGCACTAGTAGTGTCTGATGTATGTCTTATCACATAATGAGATAAATCTAAATCAGTGACAGGTGTCCATCTTAAATCCACTAGACTGCCTATCACATTGGTTGTAAAATTAGATACATCTGATGGTGGTGCAGTTTTACCGATTACTTCATGAGATACAGTCACAAAGGATGAATGCACATTAAAAGCATTTATTGCTCTTGCTCTTACTTCGTAGTTAGCACCATCTTGAACATTTATAATTTCAACAACATTACCTTTGGATTTACCCATGCTTTTGAAATCTTCTGATAAATCAACATTTCTATATTGCACTTCAAATTCATTCGTTGTTCCTTGATTCGATTGAACTGTTGCAACTAAAACTGTAATTGGTGTTTCTGAGTAAGTTCTCAGTTCATCAGTGACAGTCAAACTCGGTGTGCTTACTGTTGCAGAACTTGGTAATGTGGTGTCGTCTAATGCTAATGCAGACTCTTCTGCATTCCAGTCATATACATTAGATGCAGTCTCTTTAAGAACTAAATCAACACTAACAACATCTGTAGACATGTTGAATTGATACTCAGCTACTTCAAATATTTTATTCGTAAATCCTAGTCTTGCATTCGTAATGTTTACTGTATCACCGACTTCTAATTTGAAAGCTGATAGTTTCATTGAACCTGCCAATGTCATCTGTTGTCTATTTTTAAACAAACATGCTTTTGCAATTCTTTGAGCCATTGATGATGATGTTGTAAATGGTAAATCAATATCAGCAAAAATAGTTTCTCCATCATTGTCCACAAAAGTCTGACTTGTCACCATTGGATAATCTGATGGTTGCCAATTTGTTTCCTCAGATGTAAATATACCTTTAACTGTGTTGAATAAACTTCGCCTTGATTGTTTGGTATTTATTTTAAAACCAGTGATAAAATCATCTTCATCAAGTGATATTGATGGTGCAACATACTGACCACCTTTCAAAATAAATTTACCATTAGAATAAGAAATGACACCTAAACATGATGACAACATATCATCAAGTATTTCCATTGGTGCGATATCTGAATACACAACTCCATGACATTCATACCGATTCTCAGTACCACCTGCTGATAAGTTTACATTCTCATCACAAAGATTCGCCATTGTGGTAAATGAAGTTGTATCAATACTGGTTGTTGGAATACCAAGTCCAAGTCTGGTATCACTTAAATAATCATAAATACATAATGCAGGATTTGAAGAAAATCCTGTTGAGCCAGTTCTGAAATCTAATATTTTTTTACCTTGTATTTCTGCACTTATGTTTGGAATCCCATTTGGAAACATGTCTGCATCATAATCAAGTTGTGCATAAATATATGAAATACCTTGTAGTCTATGGTCATTAGTCCACGATGCTACTTGTTCAACTAAATCTGCATCTGCCAACTGTGTATCTGAACCAGTGTGTAATTTTATTTCAACTGCTTGTCTTGTGTAAATAAATTCAAGTGGTAGACCTCTGTAAGTTGATTGTTTGGCATATTTTTCTGGTGATGTTATTCTGTATCTTGGAACACCATTTGCATCTGTATTAAGTTGAGATAAAGTTAATTCCTCATCATTAAAATAAATTTTTGCGATAGAATTAACTTCGTGTGATGCGACTTCTATTATGATGTGTAATCTTTTATTATTATTACTAGTGTCCATAAATAAAATACCACCAGACTTTTTGGTTGTTCCATAAACAGTAGACCTTGAGATGACAGGTTGTTTTATCATCAAACTTCTGTTTGCTATTTGTTGTTGATATGCTTGTTGTTGGAGAGAACCATTCCTTAATCTTGGTTTGGGTGCTAGTGCCATTGAACCTGCTACAACTGCACTACCGATTGCTACTGAACCCCATGCTATAGCGATTGTACCACCTGTGATTGTGACTGCACCAACGATAATGGCAGTACCAATTATTGTTCCTATCTGTGATACTGTGCTACCCATTACTTGTAAAACTCCTTATTAGATTGACTTGAGTATTTGATAATTCTATTGTGTTCATTCATCCTTAAATAATTAATCCTTTGACCTATCTTCATAATCCTTGAGAAATAGGTTTTTGCATATTTTATCACTTCTCGAACATCTTTTTTAGATAAGATATCAATTATCCAGATGTTCTTACCACCTTTCCAATATAATACTTCACCAGTTCTTTTAAAATGATTTTCTGTTTTTTTGTTAAAGTATGCCCAAGATAAGAAACCAACGACCTTACCATCTTCGTAAAAGATTCTACTTTGACACATGGATATTGGTTTTTGCAAATAAAAGAAAAGTTCTTCTCTGTTGAGATGATTGTATTTTGGAAAACTTTTGTATAAATCAATAACAGAATGAATATCTGAAAGTGTTTTTGTAATCAGTGATTTATTAAGTTGAGCCACCACCCCAAACTATTTCCTTATCTTGAAGTGAATCTACATACTCTAGACCTCTATCACCTGTAAATAGATTTTTCTGGTCTTGGTCAGTGTATCTTCTATCTATTGGTTTTTCTAAAGTAATAAGTTTATTCTCAACAGTAATACTTATTTTAGAGGTATCACCCTCATCTGAAATAATCATAGTATCTAAAAAACCCTCAAAGAACTGATATGGTGTATCTACAATAGCAGTTGCATTTGATGATGTTTCTAAGACACCAAAAAAAACTTTAACAACTGTACCTTGCACATTCTCAGTCAATGCAGACGATACGATACTAGAATCTAGACCAGATAATGCAATACTCATACCAGTCGCTTTTACTTCTGATGATTCTTGTATAGATGATATCTCCAATAGATTACCACCACCAACATAAGTATCTGAACCTATAGTGATATCGTGATAACCTGTCCAAAGATTAAGTGGAGTTGAAAACCCTAATGACACTGCCATGAATGGTTGAACCTGTCCACTCGTAATCTGAGTATTAAAATTAGAGCCAATACTTCTGGTCATTTACTAACTTTCTTTTTCGATTTCTTTTTTGTAATCTTTGGTTCTTTTTTTTCTTTTGGTTCATCCATCTTAACTTCGATTGCTAAACCACCAGATACTAAACTTTCAGCTATTGGTTTCTGCCATGCCTTATCCATAGAAACGATTTCATCTTTTTCTACTTTTTTGCTGACATTACCACTTTCATTAGCTGACATCTCCATGCTTTCTAACATTTTAATTTTCATTGTCTTGTCCTTTTTCTTTATACATTACTTCTACGACTTGTTCCCACGATATGGGTTCAGTCTCCCAAACGATACCACCATATAGATAGTCCATCCTTGATTCTAATTTGTTTTTAATATGAAACTTAGCACTTGGGTCGATTTTATAAATCGCCTTAATGATGTCCATTTCTTTTTCACTGTATGGTATGTTATTGCACATTTTCCATCTCCAGTAGTGGGAGAGTAAAAACTAATAAAAACTCTCCCACCTTATTGCTAGTTTCTAGTATACCTCACCTAGCATTAAGCATCTGTTGAATCAACTGGGTTGCCTTTGACAACAACAACACCGATAGGTGTGCCATTGCTATGAGTTCCAGTTGCATCAATTTTACATCTGATGTATCGCTTACCACCAATATAGCCGATTTGACTTATTTGTGGAGTTTCGCCATTAGCATCTAATGTTAAAAATATACCACTGGAATCAACTGAACCCTCAGTGACACTTGTTGAAGATGTCACTGCAGTATAAGTTGAATCATCATCTGAATCTTCAAGAATGAAGTCAAACTTAACTGAACCAGAAAGTGTATCACCCTCTGCACCAGTGTTAACTACAACCATTGCTGATTCAAAACCCTGCAAATCAACTCCTGTGCCATTAGCATCGGCAGTAACGACTGCAGGAACTTGTGTTGCAACTGCAACTGTTCTATTTGAAATATCTCTTGCCATTGTTAACCTCCTTATGCACTAACATTTTGTAGTTGAATTGCCTCTGCTAGAACAACAGTTCCACCTAATCTTCTTCTTGCAACATATCTAATATTACCAGAAGTAGCTTGTGAGAATGGGTCTCTCATAATTGACATGTTTACTCTGTCAACTACTGTGTATGCTCTTGAGAAGTCTCCGAATGCGATAGGTTTATTACCTGCACCTACATTAGGCATATCAGTTGCTAATGTATATGGAAACCCTAAGATTGTTGATGGAGAACCACCAACTAGAGTCATTCCTAAGTGAAATATTTTTTGTCCTGCAGTGTCCTCTAATTGCAGAATATCTGCAAAAGTTCCTCTGTTGAATACAAATCTTGCATTGTTTAGATACTCAGATTTGATTGCATACACTAACTCTAAAAGACCATTAGGTTTTAAAGTTGATGCATGACCAGAGTTTGTTGAACTTACACCTGCACTTGAGTCAGTAAAACCAAGTGGTCTACCAACACCATTTCCAGATACGAATGCAGTTCCCTCTGCTTTTGCAAATTGCTCTGCAAATTCAGATGCCATTTCTGACTCTAAATCGAATGCAGAATCTTCAAGCATTGCTTGAGAAATATCTACTAAAGCATAAAGTTCATGTGCATCAATACTCATTAATGCAGTTTGATAGCCTGTGGTTTCTGACCTAGTACCAGTCTCTGCAACAAAACTTGCTGAGAACTGACCACTTCTTTTTGGAATTTCAATTCCTCTTTTATCTGTTTGTCTTACTCTTGCGATTGAACGAATTGGAGAGACTTCAGTAACACCTTTGATTAAATCAGCAACATATTCACTTGGTGCATAAAAGCCACCTAATGTGTCATCTGATTCGTAAAGTGCTTTCTTTTCGTCTGGGTCTACTTCGCCTTTTCTTAACCAGTCACCAAATGCTTTCATCTGGACATCAACTGTCTCAGATTTTTCTGCATTAGGTCTAGCTAAAACTGTTTCTAATTTTTCAATCTTAGCATTGGCATCTTCAAGATTTTTAGCTTGGATTTCGTGAGCTTGTTTCACTTCTGCCATCTTTGCAATGTCCTCAGACATTTTATCTACTTTCTCTTGAAGTATTGGGTCAGCATGTCCTTTTTTCTCAATCTCTTCTAATCTCTTAGAGTTCTCTTTTTTAAATTCTTCAAAAGATGAACCTAGCTCAGTAAGAACATTGTTAATTTCTTCTGACATTTTTACCTCTTAATGTTTAATAATGTTAATTACTTGCTTGATTCCATCTACAACATCTCGCTTAGATTGATTCACTTCATTTCTGCAGTTTGCATCTATGAAGTCTGCAAGTGGTTTTGAGATTGATTTTGAGAACATACAAACTTCTCGCAAGTAAGTTTCAACATCTCTCTCAGTTGGGAGTTCCTTTAGCATGTTAAAATCAAGAATATTCTTGACCTTAGTTATCTTAGCTTTAGGATTCATTGGAAAAGTCACCATAGAGACTTCCATTAAGTCAACCTCTTTGATGGTTCTTTTTTTATCTTTATCATTGTAGTTATATCCTTTTGGATTCAATCTATAACCGATTGACATAGAATCTAATGCACCCATCTTCATGAGTTCATAAACATACTTACCTCGTTCAGTCTTGATT